CTCAACACGTCCACGGTGGGCGCGCCTAGCAGAACCTGACTGATGGCGTCGTGCAGCATGGTGCCCTCTTGGGCGTATTTGCTGCTGGGCTGCGGCGGCATCTGCTGCACCAAGGCCACGCTGCCCGGGCAGTTGATGACGCGCTTGGCGGTCGAGCCGCCGACGATCTTCGAGTGTTGCACTGTACTCTCCTGTGATTTGCCGCAACTATAGCACAGAAAAAAATCTTGTGCAAAAGTTTTTTAGTGTGTTAAATTGCGGGCATGAAAGAAGCAGAAATCGAAAAACACTTCGACTGGACCGTACAGCGCATGGGCGGCAAGACGTACAAGTTCACGTCGCCCAACCAGCGTGGGGTCGCAGATCGTATCGCATGTATGCCAGACGGCACAACGTGGTTCGTAGAACTCAAGACCAAGGGTGGGCGTTTGTCCGAATTGCAAAAGATCTTCCAATCTGATATGGCGCGGCTTGGCCAGCGCTACGCCTGCCTTTGGACCAAAGATCAAGTTGACGGGTGGGCGCGTGAAGCTGCGTGATTATCAAGAAACCGCCGCCGACTTCCTGTACGAACACGACAGGGCGATGATTTTGGCACCTGTGGGCGCAGGCAAGACGGCGATCACGCTCACGGCCATGAAGGCGATGCTGGGCGACGGCCACGTCAAGCGCTGGCTCGTGCTGGCCCCCAAGCGCGTCTGCACCGACGTGTGGCCCGTGGAGCAGCCAAAGTGGGCGCCGGGTCTGCAATTGGCCGTGGCCGTGGGAACGCCAGCCGAGCGGCGGGTTGCGCTCAAAGCCCAGGTCGTTGTGATCAACTACGACAACATTCAATGGCTGGCCGAGCAGGACTTGTCTTTTGACGGCGTGGTGTTTGACGAACTCACGCGTCTGAAGAACCCCTCGGGCACCCGGTTTAAGGCGTTAGCCAAAATACTTGACTGCAAGACGCGCTGGGGGTTGACTGGCAGCTTCACCAGCAACGGGCTGGAAGACGTGTTCGGGCAGTGCAAGATCGTCGATCAGACGCTCCTGGGCCGCTCCAAGGGCGCGTTCATGCAGCAATACTTCATCCTGATGAACAAGGAGTTTGGCGACTGGGCACCGCGTCCTGGCTCGCTGGCGCGCGTCATGGAGAAGATCAAGCCCGCCACCTTTGTGCTGGAGCCCGGTGAGTACAAGGACAAGTTGCCGACGCTGCACACGGTCGAGGTGCGCTGCGATATGGACTTGACAAAGTACAACGAAATGAAAAAGAACTTCGTTGTCGAGTTCCCAGACGCCAAAGCAATTGCGGTCAATGCTGGCGTTGTAACAGGAAAGTTGCAACAGATGGCCTCGGGCTTCGTTTACGAGACAAACAGTAGCCCCTCCATCACGCCCGGTAAGTTCATTGTGACACAAACGTCGGTCTGGTTCAGTGAGCATAAGTTTGATCGTCTTGACGAATTGATTCAGGAGAATCAGCGTGCCAACACTCTCATTGCGTACACGTATAAAGAAGAGCTTGCTGAACTTTTACGGCGCTATCCGAAAGCGCAGACGCTCGATAGCACGCGTGCGGTCGAGCGCTGGAATGCAGGGGAAATCGAGCTCCTACTGGTGCATCCGAAATCCGCAGGGCATGGGCTTAATTTGCAATTCGGAGGCTGCAAGATCATTTTCTTGTCCTTGCCTTGGTCGTTGGAACTGTACGAGCAGACCATTGGTCGTTTGCATCGATCCGGACAGCGCCACGACGTGTGGTGCTACGTCATGCTCACGAACAAAACCATAGACGAAAAAATTTGGGCCGCTCTGCACGACAAACGGGCGCTATCGGATATTGCAATGGAGGCTTTGAAGTGAAACGCGTGGATTTATACCGCCTTAAATTAAAAATGGCGCAGGCAGAACTAAAGATTGTTGCCCGCAAAGCCAACACGTTTAACAAACGTCAGGCAACGCTGGCGGGTTTAATTAACGAACTGGAGAAGAAAATTGCTGTTGGACTCTTGGCGAAAACTTAATGAAGGTCTGTACGCCTTGAGCGAAGACGAGGTTTTGGCGTTGCTCAATGAGGAACGTCAGAAAGAGCGGCGCGTTACCGTACTGGAACGGCTGCACCAAAGGTACTCTGCACTGCGTACAGTCAGAGAGCGGATGGAAATATTAAATGAGGCTAAACGACCATGACTACTAAAAAATTTGCTCGCACCCTTGAAGAGGCATTCGGCCCTGGCCACCGGGGAGGAATTTACGAATCCTGCCCCGATCTTGATCTCGCCGATAAGTTTGTCGTCGCGGTGTGCGGCGTGATCCTCTTTGCCCTATTGGTCGCTATTGTTGCCGGGGTGATCTGATGCCGTACTTTGATACTTGGTCGCACGAGAACCTTGTCAAGTTCGCCAAGGAGGCTTACGAGAAGCTCCAGCGCCAAGATGAGGAATTGCAACGTCTACGGCTGGAGAAAAATCATGTGGGATGACTTCCTCTACAACGTCATCTACTGGTGCCGCTTCATTGTGGCGATCGTTTTGGTGTTGCTACTGGTGGAGGCTTTTGGTGGGCAGTAACGTCAGAATCAACCGCGTCCGAGAAATCCTACGCGCTACGCCCGACGGCATGACAGTTGCCCAGCTAGCAGAAGCCGCTGGCACCGATACATCGCACGTTCACCGGATGATCCACAGATTTCCCGACGCCTATATCGACCGCTGGCTAAAGGCAGGACAGCGCTGCACCGCCATCTGGTGTGTTGTTGTCCCGCCCGAGAATTGCCCTAGACCCGAAAGAAAGAAATGACCTGCACCTGTCACCCAGAATCTCCGTTCCTGTGGCGCAAGACGCCACGCCCGTCTGTTTTCTCAAAGGATAACACCGCGCTGCTGTCCAGGCAGGCAACCTCCTATGTAGAATCTGAACGCGCTCAAAACCGCGACAGCGGCCACATCCCTGGCCTGACCAAAAAAGAGCGTTTCCTTCAACCCCGCCGATTCGTTATCTTCTCAAAAGCATGATCGACTACGCCTACCCATGCATGATGGCTGAAAACGCCCTCAAAGACCTACACAACGCCGCCATTGAAGGTCGGCTAGAAGAAGCCAAGGAACTGGCGCTTGAAGCCGTCACTCAGGCGCGCTTGACATACCAAGCGCTAGAGCACATGAAGCAGGCTATACGCGTGCCATAAGGTACAGCCCGACGTTTGAGAAAGCGTAACCCGCATAGACCACCGTCATGTGCGGGTTGCCCTTGAAGAACTGCTCTACGGCCACGTAGGCATAGGCAAGGCCCGTCGCAATGATCAGCCAGCCGCTCACAGTTTGTTTACATCAATGACTTGGCCACGGAACTGTATAGCACCGGGTGCTAGAGCATGGACAAGCTCTGGCCACAGCAGTCGGCCGTTGTAGAACGTCAGAACAGCGAATCCCGAGCGCCAGTTTGTGGGATTGTCTTCAAGGTAGTCAAGGAATTGCGGCCCATTTGGCTCGGCCAGGGTGCCTGTATCTACGCCGAATCGCTCTCCGTTGTAATCTGAGAACGGCGTCACCTTGAGCGAATGCAGGTGCCCGGTAACGATCGTCTTGCCGCTGTTCACGGTGTTGTTATGCGTCGCGTGAACGCCGCCCTTCATCCTGTGCTTGATCACTACATCTTCAGTCGGCCAGCAAGACCAGCATGGAATCCAGGCTGGGAAATGGTCTTTGAGCTTGAAGCCGCCGACGGCCATAAACTCGGGTACTGTGTTCGCCAGCCGGTTCTCAAAGCGGGCGTCGTGGTTGCCCAGCGTCCAGACCAGCTTAGTTCCTCTGCGAGCTTTTTTGGCCTCGTCCTCGATCTCTCCGAGGTACATCTCGCAGGCTCTTAGTTCTTGTACGACGGAGGGTTTGCTGTCCCAGCCGACTCGCGGGAATCTACTGATGGCAGCGCCATCAAATGCGTCTCCATTGTTGATTACAGCCTTGGGCTTGAGTTCTCTGATCGCCCACAGCAGACCCTTGAATGCCGTTGTTCGGATGCTAGGCCAGAAGTGGGCGTCGCTGAAGACGATCACAGTGCCATTTTCAATGCCTAGCGAATATCGAGCAGAGTGATTCTGTGGCGGCTTATTCAGCGGGTTGACGCGCTTGTCGTCTGCAAGAAGCAGAATATTGTGCCTGCTTTCAATCGCGCGTCGGCGTGCGTGCACCTTGCGCTCAGTGATGCCGATCGCAATCGCCAGTCTGGTGGCGCTCTTGTGGACGTTCCAGAGTTCGATGAACTCGTCGTCACTCAGATTTGTCCGCATCTTTGATCCCTAACACGCGCTCAAGCACGTTAATTACTCGGTGCTCGGCACTCTCTAGTTGCTCTGGCGTAGACTTTTGATCTTGAGCAACAGAGACCAATTCGTACAGGAAAACGTGAAGTGTTTCATGCAGCGCTGTATTCGACAGCGACTGCGGGGTAATCGGATCGCTGCCAAAATCGCCCAGGCGATAGATTGCTAGGCGAGCCGGGTTGTCACACTCAACGGATGCCATCGCGTTCTTGGCAGCACGCGAACCCCTCTCAATTCGCCAGTCGTGCAGGTTTAGCACCTGCTGCCAGTGCTTTACAAAACCGTCGAATTGCTTGGCTTGCTCTGCGCTCGGTTTATTGGGCATGGTTAAGTCATTCTCAACGCAGCGTCTTTCACCTCTGTGACACGCCGACCCCAGCCCTTTCCAAATGTGTCCCAGGTCGGCAGGGACTGCAAGAAGGCCAGCCGGGTCGCTTGGTACTTCTCGACAATGGCCTTGGCGTCCATCTCTTGCACCTTGGCCAGCGTGCCGGGGCCAATAGCGCCATCAGGCACAGCGCCTACAGCAGTTTGTAGCCACTTGGAGGCTCGGCCTGGGCCGCTGTTGATGGCGGCGTCAAAGACGGCGTAATCAACGCCAGCGGGCAGCTCGTCGCCGCGCACCTTGTCCCAGTATTTTCGTCTATACAATGTATCTACATCAGCGGGCGTCAGCGCACGCATGGCCTTCTCGTCCACCTCGTGGCCAACCCACTCCTCCCAGACGCGCTTGGTTACTCCTAAATTAGTCATCCCCCCGGGATCTTTTGGGTGGTTAACAAAGTTTCCCTCGTGGTGGAGGATGGCTTTGAGGGCTTCGTCGAAGTTTTCTTTCACTTCTTAGACCTCATCTCCATGATGTTCTCAAGCGTCTTTCCGCCAAAGTAGGCGGACATGATGAGCATTCCCCATTGGCCCAGCAAATTGACATAGGATTCTTTGGCGTCGTAGCCAAAGGCGCTCATCAGGGCGAACAAAAAGTAGCCGATGAAGATGGCCACCAGGGACATGGGCCGAATGTTCTTAGACAGCCAGCTATCGGTGGCAGCGTCTGCCGTCCAACGCGAGGTGACGTTTTCTTGTTCAGCCTTATAGACCTCGGTTTCGTTAGCCATTTTGGCCAACTCACCATCTTGCGCCATCTTTGCCAGCTCAAGCTGGGCCTTGGCTTTGGCCTCGGGGTCAGGTATCAGCTTGTCGATGAGCTTGCCACCGACTTCAAGCAGAGCGGTTAGGGGGAACATGGGTTACTCCTCTTGCATTTGTTGCACCGCGCCGCGTTGCGCGCCAGATGATATATCGGCGGCGACGTCTTGTGCCCAATTGATACCGTACTTACGGCCAACTTCAATGGCATCTTTTACTTTTTGTGGGTCCAATCCTTTTGCCCGAGGGGCTATGGCTTCAAATACTTTTACCGCGTCAGATGGGTTGAGCAACAATTCTTTTAACTTTGCTTCTGTTGCTTCCGACGCCTTCTTGGCCCAAAATTTACTTGCCAAAGATGAGATGGCGTAAGTCACCCCTGATACCGGGTTGTAAAGTCGGGAATCGCTGAGATACTTCAGCAAAATCAGCCACTTTTTGCGCGTAGGTCGGGCCAAAAACGCGGTTAAATGCCGCCGCTTTGGTACGGTCGTTAAGCAACGCAACCGGATCGCCTGCTCGCACAATGTCATCCAACATAAACGAACGCGCAGCGTTGACGGCGTCTTTGTTTGCGCCGTATTGCTGCATAAACTTGTTGGTAAAATTTACGTCGCTATACATTTTGTTAGCCAATTCTTGCGGATTCTTAAAGCCCGCAGAGCTAACAATTTGTTCTCCCGCCACTCGTTGAAAGTCAGCGTTAAGGCGCGTCCGTTCAGCCAATAATTTCTGCACGTCCGTAGTGGCTGTCTGCAATTCATCGCGCAAGCCAGGCACCAACGAGACGCCGCCTTCATTTTTCTTAAGCCATTTAGCGGCGGCTTTTGGGTCAAGAACATCATTCTTCACTGCTGCGGTAGTGAATGCGTCTAAAAACGCGGACCGAACTAAATTGACGCCTTGATCGCCGGTCGCGGTTATAAATTCGCTGACGTTAGATTTGTTACCGATAATTGCTGGCGCAATTTGTTCAACAAACTTTTTGCGGTCTACCGCCGCCAGCGTAGCAGAGTCAAAAGGCAACCCTACTTTTTGCAGGTATGCTTTATCGGCGTTGCGGTAAGCGGTCACGAAATCGGTATCCAAGGTGTCGATATGACCCGCAACGCGCTGTTTAAGTTCTGTTAAAAGACGAATTTCATTTGGCGTATCTGTTTTACGCAACTGGTTATTGATTTCGCGTTTCAGAGAGTCCAAATCCTCTATCGTAGCCGCAGCAAACTGTTTGCCGCCTTCTGTCATCGGCTTACCTTCGGCGGTCAGGATAGCGCTGGGCTCTACAGCCGCAGGTTTGAATCGTTGCAATACTCGGCCATAAATAGAGGGGAAAGTTGAAAAGATATCGGAACTTTTTTCCCCGGTTACAAATCGGTAAATGTCGTCCACTGAAGCAGCGGGGAGCTCAATATTTTTGGCTTTGGCAATGTCAAACGCCTCTGTATAGAGTGGTTTGACGGCGGCCATCGCGGCCTTTTCTTTGCTTTCGACAAGATTGGCTACGCGCTGGCCAAATACGGTTGGATCAACAGATTGATTTTTGTACGCATCGGCGATTTGTTCGTCCAGCGACTTGACCCGGCGGGCTTGCACTTTAGCCAGATCAGGCCCGACGATATTGACCTGGGCCTTGGACGGGTCGCCAAACAAACGAATTTGGTTAGCCGTCAGCGCCTGCTTGGCTTGCTCAAATTGCGCGCCGTATTGCGCCCGAAAAACCGGGTCTTTAGACGCAAGGCCTTGGATGAAGTTGTTGATGACAGGGTTGTCAGCCAGAAGCGAACTGATCGGCATTTGAACTGCCGCGCCACCGGGCGCTTTGATAGACACGTTTTCTTGAGCTTTAGCCGCTTTTGTCAACGTATCCATGAACTTAGGGTCCGCCGCCGCTGCTGCGATGAAGACGTTGCTGATGCGGTTGTCCACATCTTTGAGCAGTTCGTCTTCGGGGACAGTCCCGCGCACTTTAGCCCACTGGTCTTTGGCCAGATCATAGGCTTTGCCGCCAACGGCAGCACTACTCATAACACGCCCAGCACCAAACGCTGTAACCCCGCCGCCCAACAGCCCGCCAACAACGCGACCCGTACCTTCAGACCCAAGTTTCCCTCCGGCGGCTTCA